TTGACCCATATAGTTGTCTTTTGCAGACTATAGACGATTGGGGCCCCTCCTCAACCTAAGGAGGGTGGCGGACATAATCCGGCCTTCAACGAGTAGCTCTCAAACTTCAATAGGAAGACCCGCACCGATAGGTGGGGGAGCGAAATCACGACCGAAAGCTTGGGTAGCTCCATGAATGATGGAATTAACATCGGAGCTAGAATCAAGCAAGGTCATGTGATGATACAACTTGGCAGCATCGTTTGCACCTAACTCAGAGGCTGGAACGAAGACCGTGTCCTGCTGGCGTTTACCACTGGAGTCTATCCAAGTGATGCCGTAATGGGTGCCTGAGGCATCCCGCAGCTGGACAACTGTCCTCAACCAGACTAGAGTATTGTGACTAGAATCATGGTTAGGTGTCGCCACCGCTGCTAGAACAGGAGAAGTGGTCACTGGTGATAGGGTGTCCCTGATGACTAGACCTGGTTTATCCCTGTCGGCGACACTACCAACCCTTCAGTCTAGCGGTGGCTCTTGCATCTTCTGTCGGGAAGCACCCCCAGCCAAGCCTGTGCGCAAAGCAGAGGCGGCGGATCCTATGACTGCACCAACGGTGCGGCCAATGGGGCCTGTGATGGCGCCAATGATAGGCGCACCAAAGGAGATGACCCTGAGGAACATGTCCCAAAACCCAGCATTCTGGGCGGCGGGGACAAATGCATCCAACTGACTGACAGCCTTCTGATACGAATCTAGGGCAAGAGGATCATGTGGCGGGGCATCCGCCATCATAGATGACATGAGTGACTTAGCACGTGGCTGATACTCAATGACTGCTTCAACCTCAAGGACAAAGCTGGTACCAAGTGTGGCGCCAGTGATGGCTATTGCTAGTGCCTGCTGACTACCGAATCCCATAAAGAATCCGGAGGCACCTGCACCCTTGATAGGCGTGCCGGACTCGGTATAACCGAACTCGGCGTAGGTTGAATTAAGAAACAGGTCATCGAACTCGTTGGCTGGGTTCTGGTGTATGGACCAACCATACACACCCGCATTTACATGTCCCACATAGAACCCTGGAAGTGGCTGAAGATCGACCATATCGATATCATCAAAGCCAGTCAAATATGTGAACATGGTCCCAAGGGCTCCGTGGGACGCGGAGTGGCCAGCTCCAGGCAACCTCGCGGCAGATATAGTCCCACCCGCAGTCAGTGCGGGCCCAACCTGCTTCAATTCGGCCGTCAAAGAAACGTACCGAAACTTCTGCACCATAGAGGTGCCAAAGTCGGGCGAATCGGCCGGGTTGGGAAATATGGTGCCTGCATTGGCATAATCAAAGACAGACCAAGTGGCCGCCGCAGTATTGGGAGGTGTGGCAGTATCATGGTTCTGAATAATCATGGCACCCACATTTGGAATGGCTGGTACCATGATGGAAGTGTTCCAAGATGAAGTGGTGCCTGTGGGAGGGCCTATGGGTAAGAGCATCTTCTGTCTGACAACAGCGCTCTTCCCACAATAAGCATCGGGGATGCCGCTCATTACCCCGGGAAAATCACGGGGGGCAATGGCACACTCTAGGTACCGTAAACCTGAGTCAGTGAGAGCAACACCAGGCCGGCTAAGAAAGTTGCGGGATCGCACATTCTTAGTACGACGGCGGGGTCGCTGGCGGGTAACCACAACGCGTTTCACTGTTGTGGTGCGTGGTGCACGACGAGACTTGCGTCCCGCCATTCTATGAGGTGATACGAATGATATGTATGAAGAAACAGCTAAAAGAATAATCATGCGGCGACACAGAGTCTCTCAAAATGTCCGGCCTCAAGGACAAGTTGCTCCGCCACAGATATGCCCCACGCACTCTCAAAGCTAAGTCGAGTCTCCAAATTGGGCTCAGAAACACTAACATGTTCGACCCGATCGCGCAAATGTTCGCGAATCGCACATTTCAACAACCGGCCTTCTCCCTGGTTCATGAACCACTGAGCATAAGCCTGGAGGACGGGCACACCGCCATTAGAGGCAAGCTCGCACCACCCTATGGTGCGTGTGAGGCGCTGGTACGCCGCCTCATCATACTTCTTCGTGGTCCAAGGGCAACGGGTGACAACACGACCGGGGTTACGCACCATACGCCAATGTCCCATCTGGCTTATGTACACTGGGCGGCATTGACAGAATTCAACATGTTCAAATTCGTACGCAGTCTCACTCTTGGTTTGCATACCCACAGTTGTCCACCAAGGAAAGTCCAGTTTGTGGTAATCACTCCGGGAAATCACCACGACGGAGTCATCCCCATCAACATAGATGGACCCGACAACACCACTGACCGCCAACCAAGTCTGCAACATTACCAAATTGATGATACTGTTGCCCACTCCCGTCGTCACATCGCCTGACATACGCGTGCCAGACACCTTATACTTGGTTCCATTCTTTGTGCGGCCGGCATTCTTGATCTGCCAACGCAGAACTTTGGCCAGTTTAACATCGGGGTTAACATGGCTGTAAACCATGTGCTCCAATTCCAAATGCGCTTGTGAGATATGCGCATCAAATTTGGAATGGTCAAGTAACACAGCCATTGGATCCATGTAGCCATCCCACATGCTACGCAAGTCGGAAGCTCGGTCCAAACTATTGCGGGACTTAGCAACCACGCGGACGCCATTCTCGTGGTGGTCACACAGCAACTTCTCTATTGGATGAATAAACCTACCCAAGTACAAGTGTAACCGCTTGCTCCTGTACTGAATACACCTAGGCTCCTTAAGATCATCCATGGTGTATTTATCATCCTTGAGAAACATGCTGACGCGCGCGTCCTCGGGCTCTATGGCATGGCCCTGCAGAGATATCTTTGCTTCC